TTATTTTTTAAACAATGATGTTATTCGCTTTCTTTCACTAGAATATAAATGACCGTATGTATTTGAAGTTGTTTTAATATCATTGTGCCCAGCCATTTGAGAAATTGTAAAAAGTTCAACACCTTTAGATATCAGCATCGATATATAGCTATGTCTCAACCCATGTACTGTTATTTTAGGCAAATCCATATCCTTGATGTAATTATTAAGTGTATCATTTAAATTTGTATAGCATCCTTTAAAAGGATATTTTTTTTCTTTCATAAATTCTTCAAGTCTAGGTGTTAGCCAATCAGGTATTGGCACGATTCTCTTAGAATGATTGTTTTTAAACACTGTAGTAATTATAGTCTTATTTCCTTGGCGTTTAACTGTATGTGACAAATGTAATTCATTATTTTTTATATCTAAGTCTGTTATATCTAGTCCGCATAATTCACTTTTACGCAATCCAGTATAAAATAATGTTGTGAAAATTAAATTGTGTGTGTTGTGTGTTATAGTAGATATAAACTTTTCAAATTGTTCCTCGGTCCAAAATGTAATTTCAGGTTTAGAAACTTTAGTCCTATTAACAAAAATAAATGGGTTAATATCTATATATTTTCTTTTTAAGCACCAATTAAAAAAACTATTCAAACCGCCTTCTCTTGTCTTAACAGTACGTGGTGATAAATCATTACTAATGTCTTTGATCCATTCTATTATATCAATATCTTTTATTTTATTTAGTTTTACTCCTTCAAATCTTTTGTATTTTTTTCTCCATGTTTTTTCTATGTTATTCAAGGTGTTCTGTGAAAGATTTCTTTTTTTGCAGTCTACAATATATAAATCATATACATCAGAAAAGATATTATTTTTTTGTAAAACAGTTTTACCGTTGTTATTTAATGTTAATTCTGCCACTTTTTTTCTACCGTCTTTTATAGATTTTGATGTAACAGTTTTTCTAATTCTGCTTCCATCTGCTCTGTATCCTATATTTACGTCAAAAATGTACCGTTTTTCGCCATTTTTTAATATTCGGACTTTATATTCCTTTGCCATTTTATTTTACTCCTTTATTTGTTATAATAGGAGCATAATAAAAACTATCGACCGAAAGATAATTTTATTATGCTCAGAGGTATTGCAGTACCTCGTGAACCATCCCATTGCAGTGGGGTGGTTTTTTTGTATTAATTTATTAAATATCCATAACTATAATAATATGTGAGAACACTAATTATTTCTGTAGCACCTAGATTATAAGTTGAAAGCCATTTTCCAAAATCAGCTTTTTGTTTTAAAACATCATCACTAGAAAAATCATCTTTAACAGTTGCATCGGGGAACGGATTTATTATATGGTATTGAGAATTATTGATACCGCTATTTTTATAAACGCAGTTAATGCTAGTACCACCGATTGCATCATCGCTTTTAGAAATTAATAAGAGTATAGCTATATCATCTTTCGAAACACCTACTTTTACTAAGTAGCTGGGATCGTTTAGTCTTTCAAATTTATAACCATTATTAACTAATTTTTTGTATGTTTCATCATTTGATACAAATGTAGTTTCTTTTTCTGTTACAGTTAATTTTGCGGTATTACTCTTAATTGTTTCGCCATCTGAAGTTTCGATTTCTAAGTAGAAGTTTGTTTCTCCTGCTTTTAAAGCAGTAATAAAATCACTACTTGCTTCTGCTATCGAATCGTCATCAAAAATAATTTTTTTACTTTTAATTCCAAAATTACTATTATTTTTTTTGATTTCAACAGTACCTAATTCGCCAGTTTTGATATTTACATCCTCGATAGTGATGCTATTTTTTTCTTTACTACATCCTACAAAACCAAAACACAATAATAAAACCAATAAACTTTTAAATATTTTTTTCATAAATATCTCTCCCTGATTATATATTTTTGTTTTAGGGTAAACTCCTAAAAAGGAGGTACCTGATATGTTAAAAATAAAAATTTCGGAAGTAAGAAACAATAAAAGATTTTCAATCAGAAAACTTGCAATCCATAGCGGTATTTCAAAGTCAACTTTAAATGATTTTGAAAATGGTAAATCAATTCCTAGAATGGATTCTATGGAAAAAATTGCTATAGCACTTAATGTACGTATTTCAGATTTATATGATTCACCATATAAATAAAATTCCGTCCGAGAAATCGGACAAATGCCCTCGTTTTAACATTTTGGATTCAGATTGTTATATAATGTAATTACACTTCTCTATCCCAAAAATGACATAAGAGGGGGTGTTATTATGGACTTAAATTATGAAAAGTTACTTAAATCCCACATAACAGAGCTTTTAAAAGAAGTTCATAATACGCGAGTTTTGAAACTTATAATTAAATGTTTGGTGCAAGCTCGCCATGAAACCGATTAATATTAATCGGTTTTTTTGTTCCCAAAACCTTTTATTATCTTATCAAGCAACAGTATATCTTCGTCCGAGAAGTCAACTATTGCTTTTACAAGATTTTTTCTTTCTTCACTCTCTCCTGACATAATTTTATCAATCTTTGAAATGATATCTAAATCAGGTTCTTCATCTTCTCCCATTATTAAATATTCTACTGTACAACAAAGAATATTAGCTATTTTTTTTAATATTTCGTAGTTTGGAGCTCTATAGCCACTTTCGTATCCAGCTAAGGTACTCTTTGCCACACCAATTTGTTTAGCTAGGTCAACTTGAGAAATATTTTTATTATTTCTAACTTCTTTGATCCTTTTACCAATTTCTTTGTTTGTGTCCATCTATATCACCTCCTACAAATCTATTATAACTCAAAATGCAAACTTTTAAAACAAAAAAGTTTGCGAATTGAATTGACAACTAAATGTATCAATGGTAATATGTATTTGTTCGCGATAGGCGAACTTGAATAAAGGAGGTGGTAATATGAATAAGGAAGCCAGCAACGAGAAAATTGCAGAAAGATTGGTTAAATTACGTAAAGATAATAATTTAACACAGGACGAGGTAGCTAATTCACTAGGTATTGCTAAATCATCACTCGCAAATTACGAAAATGGATTCAGAAGACCAAAACCTGAAATAATGGTAAAAATAGCGAATTTTTATAACCAGTCTGTACAAGCAATTTTTTTTAATTAATAAGTTCGCTAAACGAGAACTTAAATTTATTTGGAAGGAGAAGAGAATGAGTCAAAATAAGAAAGCTATTGAAGTTGCGTTAAAGTATACTTTATCCAATGAGAACGAAAAAAGAAAATACGACAAGGCAATAGCAGAAGTCAAGAAAAAAACGGATGAACATAAAATAAACAAATTATTAAAAGCTAATTATGATAATGAACGCATTACATTATCAGCGAGAGAGTTACATAAGTTTTTTAGAAATTGAAACACCATTTAAAAAATGGTTTGGAAGAATGGCTGAATACGGTTTTCAAGAAAATATTGATTTTAGAGAAGTTATGGACAAAATTGTCCAAAACCCTCAAGGTGGACGTCCTTCAACGGATTATGAAATCAGTATTGATATGGCTAAAGAAATCTCGATGCTTCAGCGAAGTGAGAAAGGTAAACAAGCTAGACAGTATTTTATTGAATTAGAAAAGAAATGGAACAGCCCAGAGCAAATCATGGCTAGAGCGGTTTTGTTATCGAATAGTAAAATTGAACATTTAACCTTAGAAAACGAACAATTAAAAGAAAAAGCATTGTTTGCAGAGGCAGTTAGCGCTAGTCCTGATTCAATTTATATTGGTGATTTAGCTAAATTATTAAAACAAAATGGGATAAGTATTGGTCAAAATAGACTGTTTGAAGTATTAAGGAATGAAGGTTATTTAATCAAACGTGAATGTATGCGTAATGAACCTACCCAACGATCATTAGAATTAGGAATTATGGAATTAGTTGAAAGTACTTGGGAATATTCAGGCGGTTTGAAACGAATCAATAAAACTACTTTTATTACTGGTAAAGGTCAAATTTATTTTATTAACAAATTTATGAAGAAAAAATTAACAAACTATGAGCAGTTACCTTTATGGGGGTTTTAAAAATGCTAAATTTTGAGCAACTAAAATTAATATTTATCGGTCGAGGAAAAACATACATTTATACACGGATAAGAGAAATTAAGCACAAATATAACTTGAATTATGACGGAGCAGAGCTACCTATCGATGTAGTGCTTAAAGAAACAGGGTTAAGTAGAGAAACTATCTATGACATCATTGGTATAAAAATAGTGTCACCGACTGCAATCGGTGACACACAACACACATAAAAATTATAGCGCAAAAATGGAGAAAATACAATGAGATTTAGAAGTCGTGGAATATTAACAGTACTTGCAGTGGTTCTTATTATAGCAAGTCTAGTAGTTAGCGTTATTGGAAACGTATGTACACGAGTAGATGCTGAATTCAAAGAAGTATATCCCACTGAAGTACAAGAAGCTTCTGCTTATGGATTGCAAGAGATACCCGCTTGAAGATCACTAGGTATTTACAAAATTACTAACTACTGTAGCTGTTATGAATGTAACGGACAGTGGACGGGATATTTAACCCGTTCAGGTACAAATTATGTAGAGGGTAGAACGGTAGGGGTAGATACAAATTATATTCCCCTAGGTTCAAAGATAATGATTGACGGTCACATTTACACTGCTGAAGATACCGGTTCGTTTAGAGGAAAGGTAATTGATGTATATGTAAGCGACCATAGCAAATTTGATAGGAAATACAAAGAAGTTTATATACTGGAGGGATAAAAAATGAAAAAAGAAGATTTAAAACTATGTGATGTGGTTGAACTGAAAAATGGTGAAGTCCAAATTATGGTACAAGGAAATTTTGAAGATAATGTTGTAGTTTTTATGGATATCAAGGACGGAAGATATGTTTCTTTCGGAGAATACAATGATGATTTATTTCATGAGAAAAATCAAAATTTTGATATTATGAAAGTTAAACATTTTAAGTATTCAGGTGAAGCATTTAGAGCGTTAGGAATGATTAAAAATCGTTCTGCTTATACTTTTGATTGGGACTGGGAACGCGGTCTTGAATATTACAATAGGAAACTTGTTTGTGTAGAAAGTTCATCAGTTTATATGACGAAAGGAAAAATCTATAAGTCAGAAAACGGGGAAATTTACAATGATGAAGGTTATTTATGGAGAACTGGAATTAAAAATTTAGAACATCTTCATAATAAAACTTCTTGTAGGTTCATTGAACTTGTGGAGGATTAATATGACTGAATCGAAGGAAAAGTTGTTCAATCTTGAACGCCAGCTTTTTGAGTTAGAAATGAAAGATCATTGGGACAATGCGGATTTTGATTTATCAAGAGAGTTAAGAGAAGAAATAAAAAATGTTAAGGAGGAAATGAAACAGTGGGATTAGCGGTACTTGTGTTAGGAAGTTCAGGAAGTGGAAAATCAACTTCCCTAAGAAATTTTGAGAAATCAGAGGTAATGGTATTGAATGTTGCTGGAAAAGCATTGCCATTTAGAAAGAAACTGAACAGTTTGGATTTAAGAAAACATCATGGTAGTGAAAGGTATGATGCAATAAAACAAGTAATGTCCAAATTTCAAAATCAATGCAAAACATTTGTTATTGATGATAGCCAATATTTGATGTCATTTCAAATGTTTGATAAGGCTAAAGAAGTGGGCTATGGAAAGTTTACAGATATTGCAGTCGAATTTAAAAATCTTTTGGATTTTATATCAAGTTTAAATGATGATGTGACTGTATATTTATTGCACCATACAGAAAGAACTGAAGACGGGCATATAAAAGCTAAGACATCAGGAAAAATGATTGATAGTCAATTAACAATGGAAGGTTTATTCACTATCGTAATAATGGCTAGAAATGACGATGGGGTTTATAAATTTTTAACTCGGAGTGATGGTTTGAATCCAGTCAAGACACCAATGGAGATGTTTGACAGCGACGAGATCGAAAACGATTTAAAAATTGTTGATAAAACAATCAGAGAATACTATGAAATGGAGGCTATGAGCTAATGAAACTATACGAAATTAATCAAGAGATTAACTCACTTGTAGACGAAGAAACTGGCGAGATTACCGATATTGCAAGATTTCAAGAGTTGCAGTTAGCCGAAAATGATAAGTTAGAAGCTATTGCGGTAGTATTAAAAAACAATGACGTTGATGTTAATGCATTAAAAGAAGAAGCTAAGGTTTTATTGGATAGAGCTAAAGCAATTGAAAATAGAAATGAAAATACAAAAGCGTTCTTAGCAAAATATATGCTTGAACACGGTATTAAGAAAATCGAAACACCTAAATGTGTATTGCGGTTTACTAAATCATCATCAGTTGTCATTGATGATGAAACTGAGTTTGTCAATAAGTACAAAGATACTGATTTAGTCAAAGAAGAAATTAAATTTAAAATTGACAAAAAAGCAACTAAGAATTTTTTAAAAAACAATATGACATTATATGCCCATGTTGAAGAAAAACAAAATTTACAAATCAAGTAAGGAGATAAACAAATATGAAACAAATCAATAACTGGAATGAAATTAAAGAAGCGGGAGAATTTGAAAGTTTGCCAGCCAATGGATATGTAGCTGTAATCAAAAATGTAGAGGATGATGCGGTCAAAGAATGTTTAAAAATTAGTTTTGATATTGCTGAGGGGGAGTTCAAGGATTATTACCTTGAACTGTATAAAACAATGAATTTCTGGGGTGGTTCTTTCTATAGATCGTACAAAGAAAAGGCACAGTCATTTTTTAAAGGATTTATTACTGCGGTTGAAGAATCAAATCCAACATTTAAATGGGACTGGAATGAACAAAAGTTAAAGGGGCAGCGCATCGGTGTTGTACTTCGTGAAGAAGAATATATCCCACAACAAGGTCCTAATGCTGGAAAGGTTAAGACAAGATTAATTGTTGATGAAGTAAGAAGTGCAGATAAAATCCGAAAAGGTGATTTTAAAATTAAGGAAAAGAAATTATTAGAAACTAACACTAACAACCCTTTTAACAGTACAGCTACACCTGACTTGAAATTAGACGATATTCAATTTTAACAATGATTCAGCTTAGAGATTATCAAGAAACTGTTTATCAGGATACTATAAAAGCCATAAATAAAGGTTCTAAAGGTATCCTGATACAGTTACCTTGCCGTAGTGGTAAAAGTTATGTAATGGCTAAGTTCGTTGAAACTTGCAAAGGCAATAGTTTAATCCTAGCGCATAGAAATGAGCTCCTTAGTCAGCACAAAGAACTGATAGATAGTCTAGGGTTGTTAAATAAATGTAGATTAGCAAGTGTATTTACAGAAGTAAACCACCTAGGGGAACATGAAAAACCTATGGTTATTTTGATAGACGAATGTCACTTGAGTGAAGCAAGCAGTTATAAAAAAATAGCCGAGTTTTATGGTTGTATAATAATTGGCTTTAGCGCAACACCTACTAGATTAAATGGAGATAAATTAACATTGTACGATACATTGATTAATGGTGTATCAGTTAAATATTTAATAAAACAAGGTGCTATAGCAGATTTTGAGTATTACGCTCCTGACATAGCATTGGATTTAACTGATATCGATACATTAGGTGGTGACTATAACGGTAAGCAGCTTAATGATCTTATGTTTAACAGTGCCATTTATGGTGATGTGATAGACAGTTATAAAAAATTAGGCGATGGCAGACAAGCGATTGCTTACTGTGCCGGTGTTAATCATTCTAAAAAAGTATGTGAGGAGTTTAACTTAGCTGGTATAAAAGCTGTACATATTGATGGTTCGATGAATAAAACTGAACGTAAAAAAATAATGGATTTATATCGTTCAGGTTATTATACAGTTCTATGTAATGCAAATATTATAAGTGAGGGTATTACACTGCCTAATGCATCTATAGGACTGCTACTAAGACCTACACAAAGTTTAGCATTATATATACAGCAGAGTATGAGAGTTTTAACCCCTGATGGTAATGGAAAAAAAGCAGTTATTATTGATTGTGTTGGTAATTATCAAAGACATGGTCTTCCCGATGAGAATAGAGAATGGACTTTGGAGGGTGTTAAACGTAAACATAAAACAAATAATGATGATGGTAGTTTTACAATCAGAAACTGTCCTAACTGTTTCAGGATTTTTAAAACTGCAAATAAATGTCCTTACTGTGGGCACGAGTTTGAGGTTAAGGGTCGTGAATTGCAGTGTATGGAAGAAGTTCGTTTACGAAAAATTAGCGAACAAGAAAAAATAGCTATAGCTGAACATAAGAGAAAACAAAGAATGGAAGTCGGAATGGCTAAAACAAAAGAAGATTTAATAAAAATAGCAAGAGAACGAGGGTATAAGCCCGGATGGATATTCGTTACTGCTAAAAGAAAAGGAATAAAATTATGAAAGATAAATTAAACATTTTAAAAACGGATGGTCGTTTATATGAAGTAGTGGAATTAATGAGCAAATTAGCAAAACAAAACGGTGACTATTATCGATTATATAAGAAAAACAATACATTGTTTTTTTATAACTTTAATGTAGGTATCTTGTATGAAGCTGACAACGATATTTTAGACAGTACCGTTATTGATTGTGTAGATGGTGAATACAAGATTTACAAGGGCATTAAAACTGGATATCTGCTTACGAAAGAGAATGATTGCATCGGTAATTTAAACAGTCGAATTTTAAGTAAGGCAGTAAACGCGAAAGAATTATGTTACATAAATAAAAAAGACAGTTACATGATCCATGAGATTATGAATTCAGCTTTAATCACTGATGACGATTTAGATTTAATAACTCTATTTGATAACTCTATACTTAAACTAAGTGATGATGGTAATAACTTTTTGATTAAAAACTATTATGAACAGCAGTATCCATTTCTTAAAACTATGACTTATATTGTTCTAGGATTGGAGTGGAGTCCTGATGAATAACATATGCAAGTGCTGTAAACACAATATAAAAAATAAGTGTACGATTAGTAGGTTGGAAATTCAACCTACTAAAAAGCACTGCAATAAATTTAGTAAGAGATATGAGCAGGAAAGTTTATTTGATGCAATTGGAAATAGAGGTGATCCATACAATGAAAGATATTAATATTGTTGACGAGTTTTTAAACAGTTATTACCGTTCGCCTACAAAGAAAGAGTTTATTCTGTTGGGCGGAGATATAAAAACTGTTGAAAAAAAGTTCAAAAGCTATCGTAATTTTTTGGACTACTATGGTTATGATGCTCCAACAAGAACAAAGACACTACAAGTGTTAGACGATAGAAATAATATTGTTTATGAAGGAACAACTAGAGATATTGCGGAAAAGTACGGCGTATATTATACGACTGTGTTAAAAGCAGTCAATCACGGGTTACGGCTAAAATGCTGTTATTCGGTACGAAACAAGGAGTTAAAATTATGAAATTAAAAATAAATGATAATTACATAATCACTTCAGACACACACTGCTATATATTAAATAAAATATTATTTAATAAAAAAACAAATGAAGAATATTTACAACCAATTAGTTTTTATAAATCACTTGATGATTTAACCCTAGGACTTATAAACCGAGAAATAAGAACGCACGATTTAGAGTGTGTTAATGAAATAATAAGCCATATATCCGCTATAAAGGATGAAATTCTATCAGAGGTAAGAAAATATGAAAATCAATAGACGTATTTATGAAAATATGGTTGATGAAATTTATGATTCATTGCTTGGTAAGGAGGGTGAATATATTATCTATGTTTCACGTGCTATGTATTCATATATTAAAACGATTCAATCTTACAAAATGATACCAAATAACTATGTTCCCATAATTCTGGGATTCCCACTATTGCTTAAAGAAGAATTGAATGGCAATGAATATGAGGTGGTTAGAAAATGACAGAAAAACAATATGAAGAATACAAAGAACGGTTAGACAAGATAAAACCTATTAAAGATTTAATGGAGTGGTGCGGAAAAAAATATCACGGTCCATATCTCGGTAGGTATTCCATTAGGATTTTTAAAACTAAACGTATGATTGGAATAGGTAGGGAAACGAGAGGTTGTATAGAGAGTACGAGTATAATTTTGCCAAAAGACTTGCACGATAGGATAACAGATACTATTGAACAATGGCTAGATGAAGAAATAACTAAATTAGAGGAGCTATAGAATGAAATGTAAATACTGTGGAGAAGAAATGCGTTTAGACGATATAGATTTTAATTTCAAGGGTAATAAAGATAACTACTGGATATGTGAACATTGCCATTCTAGTGCCATCGAGAAAATTAGATACGCTAAAACGGTACGTGTTGATTTTGAAAAAGGTGATGTAAATGTTAGGAAGAGTGAGTGTTAAGAAAGCTATGAATAATTATAAATTTAATAAATTTTATAAGCAAAGTGCATTCTATATTACACCTAGAAGCAGAAGAATAAAAAGTAAAAAAAGAGGTAACCGATGAATCCTGAAACAGTTATACAAAATAAGATTGAAGTTTCTATGTCTCAATTAGGTGCTATTCCTTACAGAATGCAAGTAGGAAATTTTTACACAAACAATATGACACCTATAAAAATAGGCATAGTAGGAACTCCTGATTTAATGATTATATGCCCCAATGGGATGACATTATGGTATGAAATTAAAACTAAGACTGGTAAAACTCGAAATGCTCAGGATAAATTTCACGAGGAGTTACGCAAGTTAGGACATCTTGTGTTTGTAGTTAGATCAGTCGAGCAAGCTGTACAAATTTATAATACATATGTCGGGAAAAATTAATCGTATTGAAGAAAGAAAATGTCCTATATGTGGTAAGGCATACGTAAGCATCTACATGAAAGAATGGGCTTATAGAAGGGGCAATTATACATTCTGTAGCTACAGCTGTATGTCTAACTATCTTAATAATAAAAGGTATTGGAACAATAAATTTAAGGAGAACAAAAATAATGTTAAGGATAGAAAAGATTAAAGAAGAAATTTTAAATTTTAATCACGCAAATGATGCTTTGAGGTGTTATTTAGCAAGAGTAACGACAAAACAAAGTAATATAGATGGATGTTGTAGACCAAATTTACGTTGTGAAGAGTGCTTAAAGGTGTCATTTATGGACTTATTAGAAGAATATAAAAAACCTGTTAAATTAACAAAATTTGAATATGAATATTTAAAAGTTGCTAAAAAAGAGGGATTTAATTTTATTGCAAGAGATAAAAGTAACAGATTGTATGGATTTGAAAAGCAACCTACAAAGGGTAATGCAACGTGGGGTAGTCGTGGTGATTATGTAGGCATGTTCAAGTCAACATTTAGTTTCGTTAAATGGCAAGACGAAGAACCGTACAACATCGATGAAATATTAAGTAATTGTGAGGTAATTGAAGATGAATAAAAAAGCAATGTTTAGTCAACCAATAAATGGCTTAAGTGATGAAGAAATTATTAAAACTAGAGAAAAGGCAATGGCATTTTTAGAAAGTAAAGGATATGAAGTTGTAAATACTTTCTTTACCGATGAATGGTACAGTAAAGAAAAAATGGAAGAACGTGGAGTTGTGAATATTCCTATGTGTTTCATAGCTAAATCAATTGAAAATATGAGCCTATGTCATGTTGCTTATTTTGCAAAAGGTTGGGAAAATGCAAGAGGCTGTAGAATTGAATATGAAGTTGCTAAAGCATATGGAATGGAAATTTTATACGAGGAGGTAATTGAAGATGGGAATTTGGATTAGAAGTCAAGATAAATGTAGAATGGGCAAATGTGCGGAGTTTTATATAGATGATAGTTACGATGGTGACTATGACATAGAGGGGTATAGCATTGATGATACACCAATCATATTAGGCACATATTCAACCGAGGAAAAGGCAATCAAAGTATTGGATATGATACAAGAACACATTGCAAACAATGACAATATATTTAGAAATGTTGCTAGCGAACAAGATTGGGTAGGGGAAATTATAACACATAGCAATGATGTATTTCAAATGCCACGAGATATTATAATCGACGACGAGGTTTAAATAATGAGATTTTTAACAATGTTAGCAACAAAATGTAAAGTGTGTAAAAAACGAAGCATTTGTAATTATAAAAGAATGGTAGCTTGTGCATTAGCTGAATTACCACTACAACATCATGCGGATTATGCTATGGATATGAAAGCTGATTGTGTTGCACCAATGATTAGAAAAAGAGATTTAAGAGATATTTATATCAGTGAAAATGTAAAAGTAACTATTGATCTTGAAGATGTTAAAAAGGAAATTGCAAACCAATTTTATAACCCGTTAAGAGTTGGAAATATAAAATAATGAGGTGGAAGTATGAGTAATTCAAAATATCAAGAAGCGTTAGATAGGCTTTGTGAAAATGATTATTTCGATGAAAAAGGTAATTGTAACTGTGAATTAATTGTAATGGATCGTATTTTATTACAAGAATTAGTTGATAAAACAACATGGGTACCAGTTAAAAAAGGATTGCCTGATGATAGACAAGTTGTTTTAACTATTAAAAATAAGCATATAAGTATTCTTGAATATCATGCAGATACAAAACATTGGTTTGAAACAAGAGGAAATTGGTGGTGGTCATATAACATGGTTGACGCTTGGATGCCTTTACCAAAACCGTATTTAGGGAGTGATAAAAATGAGTAAATTAACAAAAAAAGAGCGTTTATTACATTCTTTAATTGGAATAAAACGATTATTTAATGATCTAGGCGTTGAGGATTTAAAAAATGAAATAGTGCTAAAAGATGGTACAACAGAAACAATAGATTGCTATAAAGAAATAGAGACATTTGTTGTTGATTTTATTAATAATGAAGTTGATGAAGCAACGCCTAAAAATCCAATTTTAGTAACGCATGGGAAGGTAAAAATGACCGCTAAAGAAATGTTCGAGGAACTAGGATTTAAACAAGTTTTATGTATAAATCAAAATAACAGCGAACACGCTCAAATAAAATATGAAGCCGTTTTTGCAAATTGTATTAAAAGGGAAGTTCGATAAAGACAAAGCTAGTAAAGCTAGAGATGAAAATGTAGCAGATATAGAATTTAAACGATTTAGGTTATCTATCAAAAAAATTGACACTCTTAGGGATTATGTAACTTTTTTTATAGAGGATTGGAGGAGAAAAAATGGACGAAAAAGTGATTGTTGCTTGGAATTGTATTAAGTCATTAGAACATTATCCAATAACATGTTCAACAAATGAAGAACAAGACGAATTTAAAAAAATTCCCTTTAATGAATTATTTAAAGACCAAATTAAAATAATTGATAATCATATAGATTTAACAAACGAAATAATCAACAAAGCATCGGATGATATTCAAAAGGTAATTGATTTATTGGATAGTAAAATTGTGACAATGGGACATTTGAATGGAGCTATAAAAAAACTAGAGGTTATTCAAGATGAATTGATGGGAGTGAAAGAAGATGCCGAGTAAAGATGATTGCAATAGAGCGTTAAATAAATTAATCGAGTGCAAGCAAAGAAGATTATGTGATAAATGTAATTTTAAAATTAGATGCACTATGTCAAATGATAAATTTATTATAAAAAAATTAATTGATGAACATTTTAATCCTAAACCATACAAATTTGAAGATTTAAAGCCTAATATGTGGGTTTGGGATAATGTAGCAAAAGAATGTTTATACGTTGTTAGACCTTTCATAACCACAGGCGTTAGGGTTAAATACTTTACTTGTTTAGGAATTTGGAATTTGGAAAAAATAAAAAAATTAAATATGAAATTTGAAGAAAACCGTTTCTTTTCAGTGCAATGCGCTAATTATTTAGGAGGAATATAATGAATAAATTTAAAGAACAATTTGAGTATATAAGAAAACAACAAACTATTTTAGATACACGTATTTTAAATGGTAATGAATATCCTGAAAATAAAATGAGTATAGCTCTATTCGTTGAGCTAGGCGAGCTGATGAATGAACTTCCAACATATTTTAAACACTGGAAGAAATCGGCTGTAGACAATAAAGAAAAGGCTTTAGAGGAATATGTTGACTGTCTGCACTTTGCAGTAAGCTTACTTAATTATAACGAAATTGATATTAATTTCACGTATAATGATTGTTTTCCTGATAGTAATCCATACAGTCGTGACAATATATTCACAGAGTTAATAACGATTGCATCAATGTCGGGGTTTGATTATTCGATTAAAAAATTGTTTGCTTTAGGACATCGTTTTGGTTTTACATGGGATGAGATTTACGAAATGTATTTAAAGAAAAATAAAATAAATCATGAAAGACAAAATGGAGGATATTAGAATGGTTACATTTATCACAACTGTTTTAGCAGTTATCATCGCTTTATTGATTAAGTTTGGTCTACCGGCACTGATTGTATGGGGGATATGTATGTGTTTTGGATTGTCATTTAATATATTATGGGTTTTTTTAGGTATCTTTTTAGCGAATTGCGCTATTAAAATATTATTTTCTTAGGAGGAAAGATAAAAAATGTATATATTTGTTTTACTAACAATAATTCTTTTAACGATAATCATTTGTGAGACAGTTGAAAAAATTTATATTTACAGAATGTATAAAAATTTATCCCCTGAGCAGATAGAGGCTTTTGTACGTAATGCCAAACGATAACAATGAATTTAAAGTGACCCTTGAGGCTATCAAAAACGCTACGTCATGCGTTGCGATAGCTTCTTCTGTTTGTGGACTTCCTATTAAAAATTCGGGGGATAGGTGTCCTAGTTTCTTACACAGCGGGTCGAACCCTAATTCAGTCGTCATCAACAATGATTACTGGTATTCATTTTCAGATGCTCAGGGCGGTGATGTCATTGACCTGTTGGCGCTGCACACATATGATGCTGATAGAGGTCAGGCGATAAAATTTCTTAGTGAATATACCGGCATACCATTACCTAATAGCGAGTATTCCGAAAAATGGAAAGATTACACACAAAATCTATGTAATAAAGTCGAAGCATGGCATAAAAATTTAACCGATGAACACCGTAAATATTTACATAATCGCAAAATCAACGATGAAACCATAAATAAATTAAAAATCGGATTTAATTTCGATGAAAATCGATTAATAATTCCTATGTGGAAGAACGGATATATATGTTATTACTGCGGTAGAACGATGGGTGAGGTAACAAAAACCAATCCCAAGTATAAAAAACCGTATTTAGACGGATTCAATGAAAATGATATTTTTGGATTAGATACACTAAACCGTGATAAATCGGTACTCGTTTTAGCCGAGGGAGCGTTTGATTATTTATCGTTCTATCAGGAAAACTACGCTGTATTAAGTATGGCGGGGGGAACTTTTTCAAAAAAACAAACAAAACATATATTACAGATAGCTAAAAATTTTGACAAGGTCCTATTGACGTTCGACAACGATAAATCAGGCGGACAGTTTACAGTTTCAATGGCTAAAAAATTATTCAGCTATCACATACCGTTCATTGTATCAACACCCCCATCTAAATATAAGGATATTTCAGACTACTATCAGGATGGTGGGAATTTAGCTGCTTTAATCAACGATGCAGAGCAAGGTATTAAATCGCTTGCTAAAATGTTTAAAAATAAGGAAGATTTTGAAAACTTTATAATTAATAATCGGCGTTATATAAAACGTACAGATATCATTGATATTTTTGATGTTATAATCAGGGATCAAATTTTCCCTGATGCGTCAAAAGAGTGGATCAAGGAGGTAAAATCTATGTCATTAAAACCATCAACAGACGATGAAATAGCAAAGGTCGTCATGAAAAAACATAAATTTATACATAATCCATCATTGGGGATAATGGAATACAACGGGCGATACTGGCAGTCAATAACTGATGAACAGTGTCGTAAATATATCGGTCAGGAATACAGTTCAGTACGTACATTATCTAAATTAAACTCAGTTTTAGGGTTAATAAAGGCAGATACAGTTACGGATAAAATTCCTAACGAGAAACCGCTTATCAATTTCGTTAATGGTACATTTGAAATCGAAACTGGAAATTTACGTGAGCATAACGAAAATGATTTTTTATCATATGAACTGCCTTATCCGTACAATCCAAATGCTCATTCAAGTGACTGGGATAAATTCATCAATTCAATTTTCGATGATCCTAAGAAAATTCAACTGCTTCAGGAATATTCGGGGTACGCTTTATATTCAACAAACATATTACAGTCAGCACTTTACTTAGTAGGGAATGGAGCTAATGGTAAATCAGTATATCTAAACACAATACAGCGTGTATTTGGCGGTGCTTCGAATGTATCTAATGTAGAGCTTACAGCGTTCAATGATAAATTTCAGCTCATCTACCTGATGGGTAAGCTGATAAATGTTTCTAACGAAACTAAGACAGATTCCAAGGGGGCGGAAACCAATTTCAAATCGGTTGTTGCCGGAGATCCGATCCAGGCTTGTTACAAAGGCAAGGACTTTATCCAGTTCAAGCCTCGGTGCAAATTATTCTTTGGATGTAACGAACTGCCAAAATCCCGCGATCTAACTGATGGATTTACGCGAAGAATGCTTATTTTAAAGTTTCCATTTAAATTTACAGACAACCCAGTAAATGAAAATGAACGTAGCGCAGATAGAAACATCGAAGCTAAATTACAAACACCTGAAAATCTGTCAGGTATATTCAACTGGGTATATGAGGGATATAAAAAACTAAAACATAATGGTAAGTTTACGATTCCCGATGATCAGAAGGAACAGATGGAAGAATACAAGGAGACAGCAAATCCGATTGTACTGTTTGTTAAGGAATTTGACTGGACCATATTAAAACACTACAGTGACAAACCACCGGTATTTGAAACAGTAAATGAAATGACTAATCAGGAATTATATGATTTATATAGCGCATGGTCAGTTAGAAACGGCTATGTTTACAAAAATAATTTACAGTCGTTTAAAAGAGAGTTTTCTAAGTGCGCTAAGGATTATAGAAATGATATAGAAAACTATTGCAGAAATGGAGTACGCGGGATTAAAAAACTAGCGTACTAAATACACTTTAACCGTACTATCTAGCGTACTAAAAAAATATTTTCATAAATTTTAGTACACTAGAATATAAAAAAGTACGCTTAAAGTACACTTGGAAAAATATTAGCGTACTGAGTGAAACTATTGGTATATATAGACTTTTTATATATTAGTACACTTAGTACACTAATATATACTGTTATTAAAAAATATATATAAAACATTAAAAATACATATAATTACATATATATAACAACGACCCCACCCCCTAGCGTACTAAGCGTACTTTACTAATTTTAAGGAGGAAAATATGTTTATAAGAATCGATGAAAATAATGCTAAACTATTAAATTTATTAGGATGTGATAATAATGACTAGAAAACATAAACCAAGAACTAAAGAAGCATTATTAGACAAAGCTGAATCTTTAAATATCGATGTAGACCCTGATAAACTCTATACATTAAATGATATTGCTAGAACTAAGGCAAAAATAAACGGTACTACGTCACCGATTAATCAAAACGAAACCCGTGGCGGCGAACGTTCTAATACGCCATCACTTTCTAGTATCAGTGATCCGATAAATGCTAAACTTTTAGAACACGCATTCAAATACTGGAATGTACCAATGGCTAAGAATGATGAAGAAATAGCACAACGTATTGAATTTTATTTTAACGACTGCTACAAAAATCAATTAAAGCCAACTCTGGAAGGGTGTGCACTTGCAATCGGTACAACTACTCAAACATTGTATAATTGGAGTGAAAAAGATAGTAAATCGGAGTTTGATAGGTTTGATCTAGCAAAAAGAATTCGTCAATTATTATCTGATTTTGACGCCAATTTATTAATAAACGGTAAGATGAACCCAGTGGCGTATATTTTCAGAGCAAAAAACTACTACGGCATGAAAGATCAGACCGAAAGTATCGTTAAACATGAAAATAACCTAGGTGAAACTAAAACAGCCGATGAACTTTTAGAGATAATTGAAGCTGATGTAATAGAAACGGATTAATTTCCGTTTTTTTTGTACCCAAAATTTGACAGAAACGCATTAATAGGGAATTTCAGCTTGGTATTTATTTAGTGTGTGACTAAAACGGTTGCTAAATTCGCGTTTTTATTATTTTTTTGTTACTGTAGGGGCTGTTTTATATACAAAGGCATAAAATATAGTAAGGATACTAAACAACTCATATAGTGGCTAGGAATGATTTATATAAGTATATAAAGAAGTGTGTATTTGGCTGAATAACTATAATTTAGCGTATAAGCGTTGTTTGTGATAAATGGTTATATTTGTAGGGTAAATAAAAAAACGTCGCTTATACGACGTATTTTAAATACTATATTTAGGTTAAAAGAAAAGATAGCTGTTAAGCTATCTATGATATAAAAGTTACTTTTACTATTGTTTGTAATATATTTTCATCATTCTCTGTTATTTCAAAATCTACTATTTTATCTTCCTCGTTTGTTTCATCATATATAGCAATACAGCGACTTTCTAATAGTTCGTTCCCTTGAGAATCACCCCCGTTGCCGTCCCATAGCTGTCCAAAATAATATTTTTTTCCAACAATAATATCTTCTATCGTGGAATTTATATAACTTAATGTTTTCATTTTTTATTCCTCCGTTACATTAATTTTATCTTTTCTTAGCGCATAATGCAAATACTTTTATAAATGTTATAGGTGCTAGAAATACTATATTGAATATGATATTAAACATTACTTTAATTAACCAGATCATTTAAGCCACCTCCTTGCATAAATTTTTGAACTGTTGTAAGCGAGTGGTGTCGTTTTGTTCAGTTAATTCTTCGATGATGGACTGTTTTAATGTTCTATCTATAAATAAGATTTCACTACATTCCAAATTGAATAAATCGTCAATTAAATCATTTAATGGGTCTATATCGCTATGGTATCTGGATGAATAATCTTCGTCCAATCCTACTAAAACCGCTAAATCTCTATCAGGTATGTCAATCACTATATAATCACTGTTATTCATACCACTAAATCTTAATAGTTCTTCCATTTTAATTTACCTTATACGCTATATTTAGCGCCCTCTCTAAATTTATTATATGTAATCTATAAGCAATTCTAATTATGTATAGTTTCATATATACGCTCCTTTATATATTTAATTGTTTATGGTATACTATGTATGTAAGGGCTATATAAGCCCCTACATATTAGCGTTTGAAGTAAGCTATCAGGTTTCTACCTTCGTAAGGTTTAAGCCCTAGAGTGTTGCACCACTCTTTGTATAGCTCTACTTCTTTTTTTATTGCCATCGTTGATCACCTCCTTTACTTTTTAAAATACTTACGGGTAAGTAATTAACTTACCACACTATTATTATACGTACAAACGAGTATTTTATCAACAATTAAAACGTATATATAAGTATAATTAAAATGTGCAATAAAAACCACTTTTATGCACCCCTAGGGGTGTTTTTTAGTGTATATATAGTATATCTGATGTCCTTTTCCACCCGAAAAATAAAAAAAGACTTATAAATAAGTATTGAAAATGAACGCATAAATAAGTATAATGTATTTGAGGTGATAAAATGAAAACAAAACAAGCAATAAAAAAGATTCTTAAACAAGAACATATGACACAAAAAGTATTGAGTGAAAAGGTGGGTTATGCTAGACCAAGTAGTTTGAATACTGTATTGATTTCAAATAACCCCCAAATAGAAACGTTAGTTAAAATTATGGATACGTTGGGATATGAAATTATTTTAAGACCTAAAAATGGAAGTGATAAAGTAGCAAGATCAGTAATATTAAACAATGAGGAGGAATAGATATGATTTACGGTTATGCTCGTGTATCAACTAAAGAGCAAAAATTGGATAGACAAATTGATAGTCTAACCAAGTATGTTGATGTTAAAAATATCTATAGTGATAAACTAAGCGGAAAAAATACCAATAGAGAAAATTATCAAAAACTAAAAGAAGTAGTAGTAGCTGGTGATGTAATATATATTCATGCACTGGATAGACTTTCTAGAAATAAGAGAGATACCATTAGAGAATTTAATTATTTTAAGGAGAAGGGGGTAATATTGAGAATTATGAATATGCCTACAACGATGATTGAATTAGACGGGCAGAAATGGGTAATTGAAATGATTAATAATATAATACTGGAGGTTTTAAGTTCAGTAGCTGAACAGGAAAGAATAACTACACTCGAAAGACAAAGAGAAGGAATAGATTCAGCTAAAAAAAGAGGTGTAAAGTTTGGCAGACCTGATGTGAAAGTTAAAGTTGACGAAGTAATTAAAATGGTTAATAATGGCAGTAAGGTAACTGAAGCGTGTCGTGAGATTGGAATAGGAAAACGTACGTATTATAATTATGTGAGGGGGTAATAAGATGGATGATGATTTTGATAAAATGTGCAACGATTTAAAACAATTAGCTTTTAAACCGATTTTTTTATGCGACAGTTGAATTTGTAAGAAATTATAAAGGGGATTTTAATAATATAGAAACAATGTTTGAAGAATTTATACATTGGAAAAAAGACAGTGAGATTGTAGAAAGTGTTAGAGATAAAGAAATTTATAAAAATGAACGCTTTCAAGAATTAAATAAGAAGCATGAAGCGATATTGGAAAGTGAATAAAATTAATTTTATCATTTAATAGTATAATTTATATGTTGATTTATTGACATATGAATATAATTAACATAAAATATATACATTAGAGGTGATCGTTATGGTGTTAGTTGATAATCAAATATTAGATAGAATGAGAAGTTGTTCAAAGCCCTTAATAGAACCGTTTGATAAAAAGAGATTACAGTCAGCATCTTATGACTTATCGATTTCAAATACGGTTCAAGTTTATAAAAATGAAGTTGGAGAAATAGATTTAAAATCAGACGATAGATTAGAAGACAAATTCACAGAAATAAAAATAAGTAAAAGTGGTTATTTTATAAAACCGGGCGAATATTTATTAATAGAATTAAATGAAACAATTAATATGCCTGATGACCTGATGGCGATAATTGTTCCTAGAACTACTATGAATAGAATGGGAATTGATTTAAAGACACAGTATGTTAATCCATCATATTCTGGAAAAATGTTTTTGGCTTTAAAGAACAACGCTCCTATCCCTATTAAAATATACAATAATACCGTGATAGGTCAGATATGTTTTTTTGAATTGCAAGGTAAGCCTAATGAGGATAATTTGTATAGGAATAAAGGGAATAAATCATATCAGAATGAAGATGATTTTAGGATTGTACCTGATAGAGTGAAAGATATTGTCGAATCAACTTTAAAAAAAATGGTAGAGGATAAGTAGTATGGAATGTTCTGATGATACTCCAAGTTTAGATCAAATTTTAGACAAATACACTGAAAAGTATTTACTTAATGAAGATACAGATTTGAAAACGAATAAACAAGCGAAGCAATTAATAAAAACAGCCATATACAAAAGTGTAAAAGATGAGATATTGTCTGAATATGGTGAAGAAATAAAAAATATGAAAATAAAAGAAGCATTAAATGAATCTAAAATCGCTCAAGCTAAAGCTACTATTTTAGAAACTGTTCTATTAAGTTCTTTTCTAGGAATTTCAACAAATTTAATATGTACATGGGTTGGTTTTGCGTCTATATATTCTTTAATAATTAGTTTATTTCTTACTATTATTGTTTGTATTTTAATGTATACAAGCAAGATTGAATATTTGTTTTTAAAAAACACTAAGAAGGAGTAAAAAAAAGATGGGATTTTCAATTGAGTATAACTGGTATTTAGTTGTATCAGAAGAAAATGAGATAAGTAGGTATGAAAATTCTTCTTTCAAATATATTATAAAATCAGGCAATAGAATGTATCCATTAAATATGCCAATTCCTTTGATAGTAAAAGACTATGGGTGCATAGCTATGGTAAAGATTACAGCTGTTACAAATACAGCTGGTGGTACAATCGTTATATTTGATGATCAGATTTCATTATCTATAAGTGAAGATATAAAAGAACACTATTATTCCATATATAAAAAGATTAAACATAAAGACTAATCAATTGATTAGTCTATTATTATCCGTGGAGTTGAAAATAATAAGAAAATGGTATAGAATTGGTTTAGGTGCTAAGATTGTAGTATTCTAAGTGAACCTTTCATAAAAATCTCGTAACAAAAAAATGCTAAGTGAGTACGTATTAGCTTAGCGGTATATATGAACTGCATCGAGATAAAGCTTTAGGCAGTTTTATATAATTTTAGAGCCGTGAGCCGATGTATATTTTATATGTCGGTTTTTTTATAAACTGGAGGAAATGTTATGAAACTAAATATATTGGGAGCAAAGTATGATTTAAAATATATCGATAACCCTGATGAAGATATGCAAAACAACGATGCAGATGGGTATACAGATAGCATAAATAAAAAAATAGTTATTCTTAGTAAAACACCTAACGATATAGAAAGCATACTTAGGCATGAAATTATTCATGCATATTTAATTGAAAGTGGTATTGGATATGGCTATGCATTTCATAATGAAGACATGGTAGAATGGCTAGCAATGCAATTCCCTAAAATAGAAAAAACGATTAATAATATATAATAAAATTTAGAGCCCCTGAGCCGTAATGGAAAGGGGTTTTTATATTGTATGTAGATAATATAGCGAATGCATTAAAGAAAAAAGGAAGTTCTTTTGAAATAGTAAACAGCTGTTTCGAGTTATGCAGATTAGAGACAAGTGAACTAAGCATAAGAAAAGGCAGTGAACTGGTTAAGAGAGCAGTAATTAAAAATGTTAAACAAGGTGAAGAATGGTATGATCTGTATCGAAAAGTTTTATTGTTTCGTGCACCTTACTGTTTTGAAGATTATTTAATTTATCTAGAAATTGATAGACCACCAGAGGAACGATTCTATCAACCGCGGAGGAAAGTATTAAAAGTTGTAGTTGAAGAACTTCAGGCGTTAGCTGATGATGAGCTGGATGAACTATTTGTAAGTATGCCTCCACGTGTTGGGAAGAGTACAATTTTAATGTTTTTTATTACATGGATCATGGGGCGCAATGGTGAAGCAAGCAATTTGTATAGTGCGTTCTCAGATACAATTACAAGTGCTATGTATACTGGTGTACTCGAGGTAATAACAGACAGTTATACATACAACTGGAAAAAAGTATTCAACAATACTGGTATTGCTAATACTGATGCCAAAAGAGAAACTATAGATATTAACAGAAAAAAACGCTACCCAACATTAACATGTCGTTCGTTGTATGGAACATTGAACGGGGCATGTGACTGTTCTGGGTATTTAATTAGTGATGACTTAATCGGTGGTATTGAAGAAGCGTTAAACAAAGACCGTTTAATGAATGCATGGTCAAAGGTAACGAACAATTTAATACCTCGTACAAAACAGTCTGCAAAGAAAATATGGATTGGTACACGCTGGAGTTTAATTGATCCGGCTGGTTTAAGGATGGATTTCTTGCAGAATGACGAAGAAGGTAAAAAAGTAAGATTTAAAATAATAAATCTACCAGCACTTAATGAAAATGATGAATCCAATTTTGAATATGATTATAATGTAGGTTTTAATACTGACCGCTATAAAGAATTGAGAGCGCAGTTTGAAAGAAATAATGATATGGCATCATGGTTAGCACAGTATATGGGAGAGCCTATTGAGCGTGATGGAGCACTATTTACACCTGATACAATGAATTTCTATAACGGGGTAATAGCTGATGAACCAGTAAGAAATTATATGACGGTCGATGTTGCGTGGGGTGGTGGTGATTATGTTTCAGCACCAGTATGCGTAGAAACTGAAAACGGAGATTTCATACCTGATGTAGTATTTAATAATGGTGATAAAACTATAACAAGACCATTAATCGTAGACTGTATTATCAAAAATAATGTTAAGTATGTTCAGTTTGAAGCTAATAATGGCGGGAGTGAATATGCTGAGTGGGTAGAAAATGAATTAAAACAGAGGGACTATAAATGTACGATAACAAGTAAATCAGCACCAACTAATAAGCGAAAAGAAGCGCGTATATTTGAACGTGCACCTGAAATTAGAGAGTTTTACTATTTAGATAACGGGCGCAGACATAAAGAATATCAATTGTTTATGAATAATCTATATGCTTTTAAAATTGTAGGAAAAAATAAAAATGATGATGCACCAGACAGTATGGCGATGCTTTCAGAAGTAAGAGGAAGAGGAAAATACACTTCTGTAACAACTTTCAGTAGAAAAGATTTAGGAATATAATTTTTTTTCTTGACAAGGTTAAAATCTGTACGTAGCCTTAAAGTAGGAAGTGGGGTAATTAAAATTGAAAAAAGAAATATATTGCCCCGTTTGTGCAAAAAGGGGTAAAAAGAAACTTCTAGGAGCTGTAGAAGAAGGTTCAAAAGGAACAGTGTATCTATGGTGTAAGGAAGATAAAAAACCAATAAAGATTGAATTAAGTAAAATTAAATAAAAATAGAGCCATGAGCCGATGTATTACGTAAAAAACGTAATAGTCGGCTCTTTTTATTTACAGTTAGGGGGTGTGTTATGAGTAGTACGACAGGTGAATTAGAAATAGAACAGTTTAAAGGCAGAAAAATGATTACTACGGATGTTGTGGAAATCACCAAAGACAACATACATGATGTGTTGGGTAAGGCAATGTCTATTCATATAAGAAACCGTAGTCAAATAAGACGGCTGTTTGAGTATGAAAAGGGAAATCAAAATATTCTTTATCGTCAAAAGGATGTAAGACCTGAAATAAATAATAAAATTGTTGAAAATCATGCACACGAGATCGTCAACTTTAAAGTCGGATATGTTTTCGGACAACCGATAAGCTATGTTCAGCGTGCTAATAAAGATTTATCTAATACCGAATCAAGTGGAGACAATGTAGTAGATGCATTAAATGAAATGATGTTCGAGGAAGGTAAATATTACAAAGATCAGGAGCTGGCAAGAACGTTTTCAATTTGTGGTGTTGGTTATCGTATGGTTACACCATACAAAGTAAAAAAAGGAGTTAGTGATTTTCGGATTACTAATCTGGATCCGCGTTTTACATTCGTTGTTTATAGTGCTGATGTTTTTCATGAACCAATGATGGGTGTTACATACTGGATTGATGAAGATAATATGATTCACTGCACAATTTACACTGAAAATTTTGTTTATAAAACAACGGGGAGATATGGAAGCGTGTTCACCCCTGATGGAAAACTTGAAGAATCGATAAATGGAATAGGAGCAATTCCAATTATCGAATACAAAAATGATAATTCAAGGATGGGATGTTTTGAAAGAGTTCTTGGACTGCTTGAAGCAATAAACTTATGTACTTCTGATCGTCTTAACGGATTAGCACAGTTTGTACAGTCATTGCTATGGTTTAACGATATCGGTATTGATAATGAACAGTTTAAGTTACTTAGAGAAGAAGGTGGTATTTCTACGAAATCACTAAGCGATGGAAAAACACCAATATTGCAGTATATAAAAACAGAGCTGAATCAAACAGAGGTCCAGACACTAGCTGACTATTTATATATGCAAGTGTTACAGATTACCGGTACACCGGCTAGAGGGCAGTCAAGTGGCGGTAACACTGGTGTTGCTTTAATGTTAGGCGAATCAGGGTGGCAGTTAGCTGAAGAAAACGCGCAAAGTGCAGAAACGTTATTTGGCAACAGTGAACGTCAAATGATGCTAGTAATCAAAAATATTATTGAACGCTCTAAAGATAATGATATCAGCGAGTTATGTATCGCTGATATAGATATTAAGTTTAATCGGAATAAGATTAGTAATTTATTAAACAAGACGCAAGCACTTATGAATTTACAGATTGCTGGAATAAATATGCGCCACGCAATTAAAACTGTTGATTTATTTCCTGATCCGCAGCAGGTATACAAAGACAGTGAAAAACAGTTGGAGAAGAACGTTAAGGAGCAACGACGGAGAAGGTCGGAAACGAGCAAAGGTTAGAGAAAAACGTTAAAGAGCAAGGAGATTAAATTATGGATTTAAAAAAGCATTTAGGCAAAAAGTACAAAGATAACATGACTTTTGAAGAAATTCAGGAAGCATTAGCGGATTTACCTGAACCTGATTCAGTTGTAGATAAAGAAGAATACGACAAAATGAAAAAGCTGAAGGATGAAGCAAGCAAAGAAGCGAGTTCTTGGAAGAAGAAATATAATTCTACGCTAAGTGAAAAAGAGCAGTTAGAGATTGCTCAAAATGAGGCGAATGAAGAATTACAGAATAACTATGATGCATTGTTAAGAAAAACAACTATTGCCGAAAGAAAAGCTGAATTAGTTGAATTAGGTTACGATACTAAGCTGGCTCAGGAAACAGCTGAAGCAATGGTTGATGGAGATTTCACAAAAGTTATTGCTAATCAAAGTAAATTTGCCGAATCAGTTAAAAAGAACACAACTGATGAATTATTAAAAAACACTAAAACACCTGAAGGTGGAGGTAGTGAGGAAGGTATGACAAAAGAAAAATTTAATAAATTATCTATTCAAGATAAGCAAAAATTATTCGATACCGATCCCGACACCTTCAAACAATTAGCCGAAGGAGGAAATTAAATATGTCATTAAACCATACACACCAAAAGTACGATAATTTCGTATTAGCAGCCGAATTTGAAAATCAGTATCAATCGAAATTAGATTTAATGAAATTTTGTACTGTCGATGATTCGTTAGTAGGTACACCGGGAACTAAAAAGAAAATTAATCGTTACAGTGCTACTAATGGTACAGAAGTATTGACAATGGGTAATGGAAACACTAAGAACATTGAAGTTAAATTAACACAAGAAGAATATGAAATTGAAATGTTACAAAATCGTTTCCCTTACTATGATGAGGAAGAAATGACTGATCCAAATGTAGTAACTACCGGAGTCAATCATATGGCTGTAGATATGTATAACACATCTAATACAAAAGCTATGGCAGAATTCCAAAAAGCAACAGCAAAGGTTGAAGTTGAAAAATTTGATTTTGATGCATTTGTTGACGGTTCCGCATTGTTCCCTGAAAACGAACAAGAAGATATGGCGATTTTTGGATTAGTACATCCAAAAGATAAAGCAGAAATCAGAAAAAATCTTAAAGACGATTTAAAATACGTAGAATCATATGCACGTGCCGGATATATTGGACATGTTGCTGGAGTTCCTTTATATAACTCTAATCATGCAACACAAGGTACAGTTATTTTAGCAACAAAAGAAGCAGTTAAATTCTTTGTTAAAAAAGGAACTGAAGTAGAACAAGAACGTAATGCAAATGTTAGGTTAAATACTATCTACAGTAGAAAGTACGGTATCTTTGCATTCGTAGACGATACTAAAGCAGTTAAATTAGAGAAAAAATCTACATCAGTATCAGGATAAGAGGTGATTAAGAATGACACAAAAAGAAATGCTTAAGAAGCTGGTGCCTGAGATTACTGATGATGATATCGAAGTGCTTTTGGAACTAAGCAAGGGTGTTATTCTTAATGCACGTTTCCCTAATGGTGAGATTCCATTAAACAAGTTAGGAGAGACATATGTAGAAAATAGATACTTGCATTTACAAGTACAAATGTGTATCGAAATGTTCAACCGTAGGGGCAGTGAGGGTGAGACACAGCGCACTGAAAATGGAATTTCACGTACATATGATACTGCTGATATTTCGAAATCTTTAGTTGGGAAGATACTTCCTAAGTGTGAAATATTATGAGAGATTTAGCAATCAATCAACAGACTATTTTCTACCAAAACTACGGTGTGGGTGAAACGGTTGATAAATACGGTAATCCAGTTAAAGGATATGGAGATATTGAATCAATGCGTTTGTGTGTAAGTTCCAACAAAGGAGAACCTAATGAGGATATCTTTGGTAACGATCTAAAGTACGACAAGACAATGTCTACCCACAATTTGTCATGTACTATAGATGAATTTACACGGTTATGGATTGGAATTCCCAAAACCCAACCATACAATTACAAAGTTAAAGCAGTTGCTCCAAGCTACAGTTGTATAAAATACGCTATCGAAAAAGTCAACAAAAATGAAGATAAAAGTAAAACTGAGTGATAAGGGTATTGATAAAGCATTGAAGCAGTTGGAGCAGTACAACCAAGATTTAAATAAAAAAGCTAACCAGTTGGTACAACGATTAGCTGATGAAGGATATACAACAATTATTAATAAGATATTCGAATTTGATGCCATAGAAACTGGCGATATGTTAAGTTCTGTATCAAAAAAATCAAATAATTGTTATGCGATGTTATCTGTAGGGGATTGTGCTATGTTTGTAGAATTTGGTACAGGTCCAAAAGGTGAGGAAAATCCATACATAGGTGATAGCATGGGGTGGAAATATAACACTGGAGATAACATTAAAGAATATGCAATAAATGGGGTAACAGTAACTGGGTGGTTTTATCCTGATGGAAGCGGTGGGTATCGTTTTACAAGCGGTATGCCCTCACGTCCATTTATGTATGAAACTGCTATGGAACTCCGTTATAACAAAATGGAAAAGATTATTAGGGAGGTGTTTAGATAATGATAGATCACGAAAGTTATGTATTTGAAGTAGTCGCTTCAAAATTACGTGAAGAATATGGCATTGATAATATTTACATAACTGGTGAGGAAATATCTAATACGCCTCCTAAGTTTCCAGCTGTCTGTATAATGCAGAGCGACAATATTATTAATACTGATTATTCAACTTTTAATGAAAATGAAAACGTCGCAATCGAAACTTACAAAATTGAAGTTGTAAGTATTGATAGTAAAGATGAATGCATGAAAATAGTGGCTGTTATCAACGATGTATTGGTAAAGCATGGATATTTAAGAACATTCAATCAGCCGATAAAAAGTGCAGATAGTGATATATACAGAAGAATTGCAAGATTTAAAAAAGTAAATTCAATAGGAGGAAATTAAATATGGGAGTTGCGTTAAATACTGCTGGTGTAACAGTTGGATATGCTGTAGAAGCTAGCGCTGGAACTAGACCAACAACAAATTACATTGAAATTCCTGATATTAAGGAAGTACCTGAAATGAATCCTGAACCTGAAACATTGGAAACTACAGTTTTAAAGGAAACAGAGTACAAAACTTATATCGAAGGCTTAAAGGATTTAGGTGGTGCATTATCATTTTTGGCTAACTACACCGAAGAATTAAGTACTGCATGGGATACACTGGTAAAAGCATATAAAACAGCCAGTGAATCAAACAAAGCAGTATGGTTTGAAATCAAACATCCAAGACTTGAAAAATCTGTTTACTTCACTGGACAACCAAGTGCTATGGGGTTACCGACAATGGCAGTTAACAGTGTATTGGAAACAAATTTATATATTACAGCAACAAATGCGCCAGCATGGGAAACAAAATCAACAACTGCGGAAGGTTAATCCTTTCGTAGTTTAAATATGGAGGAAAGAAAAATGGATAACGAAAAATTTATTGATTTATGCAAAGAAGAAGTGATGAAATATGCAAATGAACATTTAGACAAGACAGACAAAAAAGAAATCACAATTGATAATGTTTTTGTTGTATGGTCATGTAAAACACTTCAAAACAACAAAGCGCTTTTGAGTACAACGTTATTTGATGGAATGTATTATGAATGCACATATAACGGTGATAAGAATGAGCTCTATTTTGATGCCTATAAAAAATGGGAAAATAGATGCATTAAATTAGGAGGAAAATAATATGGCAAAAGTTATTAATTTTACTTATAAAGATAAGGATTACACATTGGAGTACACAAGAAAAACATTAGAAAAAATGGAAGCAGATGGAATTAATTTAACTGAATTAGATAAAAAACCAGTTACAATCTTACCTAAATTATTTGAATATGCTTTCTTTGCAAATCATAAACGTATGTCAAAGGAATTAATTGAAGAAATGTTTGGATTGCTTACTGATAAAAAAGAAATGTACAACAAATTAAGTAAAATGGCAATGGAAACATTAAATACTTTATTTGAGGACAGTACAGAAAAAAACGCAATCAAGTGGACGTCGACATTTTAGAAGAACCGTCCTCAAAAACATTTACAGAAACGTTTTACGAAGTTTTTCCATTCTATTTAAGTATTGGAATGACATATGAGCAGTTTTGGGAAAACGATCCTTCACTTGCTAAATACTATCGAGAAGCTGACAAACTGCGCAATGAGCGAAAGAACACAGATGCATGGATTCAAGGAATGTACATATACGATGCTGTAAGTACAGTTGTATATAATGTGTGGTGCAGAGATAAAGGAAAATCACCAGCAAAATATACAGAGAAACCGTATCAGTTCAATGCAGTAAAAGCTAAAGAAGATTTAGTAGAAGAAGAATCGGCGAGAGCTGAAGTATGGATGAAAAATTTTGTAAATCGATTTAAATAATGAGCCGACCGAGAGCCTTAAATTTTTTAAGGAAGGAGGTTATCTAAAATGTCAATGGAAATAGACAAACTGAGCATTGAAATAGAGAGTAATGCCAGTAATGCTAGTGGAGAAATAGACAAATTAGCTGGTTCATTAGGAAATTTAAAAAATAATCTTAATGGTATAAGCAGTCTAAAAAGTCTGTCTACCACATTAAAAAATCTTAGTGCTGTAACAAAGAGTATAAATACAGCACAGTTTGTACAGCTGGCTAACGGTATGGATAGGTTAGCTAGCAGTTTTACGGGCTTAAATGGATTTAAAACTGGTGCAACTGGCTTATTGAAACAGATTGCTGATATAAAAGTCATTGCTTCAGATTTAGGCGATACTAAGTTTGATAAGTTTACAGAAGATATTAACAAACTAAAAACCGCAATACAGCCGTTACAAGACTTAGGTAAGACGAATTTAGGAAGTTTCTTTAATCAGTTAAAAAAACTGCCTGAAATTTCAAAACAGCTGGATACAGTTGACTTTAACAAATTCTCTTCACAAATGAAACAGCTTGCAAATGCAATCAAACCGCTTAATGGTGTTTCTATTAAATTGGGAAGAGCATTTAGTAATTTACCATGGCACATAAAAAAAGCAACCACACAAATGGAAAGCTATTCAAGAAGTGCATCTAAAGCAAGCAAAACAAGCGGTAGCTTAATGAGCCGATTAGGTAAATCAGTAGCCAGTTTTAGAACTATGACATTCGTAATCCAAGGTGTCGTTGGTGCCTTAACGAGTGTTTTTGAAAAATCATCACAATATGTAGAAAACTTAAACCTATTCAATGTTGCAATGGGTGAAACCACTCAAAGCGCTTTAGACTTTGCAAACAAGGTTCAAGGAGCTATGGGGATTGATACCAGTGAATGGATGAGTTTTCAAGGTAGGTTAAATAACCTTATTACTGGTTTTGATGTAGCCAGTGACAAGGCACAGATCATGTCGCAAAACCTAACACAGTTAGCATACGATTATTCATCGTTAATGAATGTTGATCCTAGTGAATCGTTCGATAAGATTAATTCGGCGATGAGTGGACAAATCAAAGGTCTTAAGGATTATGGTAACAACGTAAGTGTTGCAATGGTTAAACAGACTGGTTTGAAGTATGGACTTGAAGGCGCAGTATCTGAATGGGATCAAAACACTCAAGCAATCATGCGTTACATAACCATAATGAATAATGCGAGTAAAGTTGATGTATTCAACGATATGGCTCGTACAATCGCAACACCAGCAAATGCAGTTCGTATCTTAACACAACAGTTTACAATGCTAAAACGTGCAGTGGGGAATATTGCTAGTGTGTTCATAAGCAAACTTATTCCATATGTACAGATAGCAGTACAGTGGCTTACTGCTCTAGCGAATACGATAGCTAATTTCTTTGGGTTCGAATTGCCTAAAATCGATTACAGTGGTATTGCTGGCGGTGGAGGGGCTTTAGACGATGTAGAAGATAGCGCTAACGGTGCAAGCGATGCAGTAGGTGGAACAGCCGATAAAGTAAAAGAATTAAAGAAACAGTTAATGGGCTTTGATGAACTTAACATTATAAACAAACCTGATGACAGCAGTGATTCGGGAAGTGGAGGTTCAGGAGGAGCTGGTGGTGGAGGTTCGATAGGTGATATAGAACTGCCACAGTATGATTTTCTGAAAGGACTGGAAAATCAAACAAATGAAATGATGGAACGTTTGGCTAAAAAAATGGCTGAAATGTTCAAACCAGTTACTAACAGCTGGAATAAATATGGTAAGGGTGTACTTGATTCAATCGAGTATCAATGGACTGAAATCGGAAAACTGGTAGATAGTATTGGCGTAAGTTTCGGTACTGTTTGGCAAAATGGAACTGGTGAGGAAACTATGGATCATATTTTCAGCATCATAACCAACATTAATATTACAGTCGGTAATTTGGCTAAACAGTTCAGAACAGCATGGGATGAAGCTGGAAACGGTACACAAATAGTTCAAAACCTATGGGATTCATTTAATGTTTTCTTGGGATTGATTGACGATATATCAAGAGATCTTGTTAAACTATCTGATACTTTGGATTTTAAACCTGCAGTAAAAAGTGTGGTAAACTTCACAGATGCGTTTAAAGATTTGAGCACCACTATTAGTAAACTGCTGTATGGCGGATATAAAAATGTATTAGAGCCATTGGCTAAGTGGAGTATTGAAAAAGCAGTGCCAAGTTTGGTCGATAGTCTTTCTAAGGCTGTTAAAGGGCTGAGCAAGGTATTAGATGCATTAAGACCTACAATAAACATAATCGAAAAAGTAGCTACAGCCTTATTAAAAATGGCTGGAAACACTGTATTGAAAGCTATTGATTTACTGGCGAGCGCAGTAGACGGAATAGGTGGTATGTTTAAGAAATTTCCGGGATTGATGACTGGTGTAACTACTGCTGTAGGCACATTTATAGCGATAATGAAATTTGATAAAACAATTACTTCTATAAAATCTCTACAAAGTGTTTTTGATAAATTTACACAAACTGCCAGTATGCTAAAAAATTGCGGTATTGGAATGACGTTAATGTCTTGGGGAACAAATGCGGACGGCACAACTAACATGATAGGAACTATGATTAATAAATTTATGACATTAAATTCCGCTAAAGGTCCGCTAAGCGCGGTATCTGATGCTTTTAACGGATTGGCTGGAAGTATAACTGGAACCAGTACAGCGAGTAGTATATTAAGTACTGCTTTGACGTTTTTGTCAAAAAACCCATTAGTTGCGGTTGTTGGTGGTTTAGGATTAGTTGTTGGAGCATTAGTGGCAGTTGCAAGTGCAACCGATGATACAAACAATAAATACAAAAAACAAATCGAACAGTCTCAGGCATTAGGTGAAGAATGTAAAAAATTAGCCGATGAACAAAGAAAACTTAATGAAAATGCTGGCGAAGGTATCAAAGATTCATTAGGAGATTATTTAAAAATAAAAAACACTTATGAAGAACTTATTTCGCTTGGTGAAGGTAATGTAGAACAAATTGGTAATGCACAAGGGAAAGTCGATGAGTTAAATAGTATATGTGGCGAAACAGTAGTGCAGATTGAAAACGGTCATTTAAAATGGTTGGAATCAAAGGAAGCAATTTTAGAAAATATCGAAGCGTTAAAACAAAAATACATTATCCAAGCTAATGAGGAATCATATACAAAAGCACTTTCAAAGCAAAGCGAGGTACAAAGTAAATTAACGCTTGCTCAAAATGATTACAACAAAATTGCTAAAGAATGTAGTGGTTTTTTGGATGAGATGGGCATCAGTTTGGACGATGTTTTAAACGGAAATGTAAATTATGCTAAAGTATTACGTCAGTTAACTCCAAAACAACGTGATGCAATAGATGCTTTTATAAAAGCTAAAGAAACTTTAGACGATGCAACCAAAGCTTCAGTTGAAAACAAAGATGCATTAGAAAAAATGAGTGCTGCACAAGAATTTAATATTTCAAAAACTACACTACAAAAAGATGGAGTTAAAGGGTTAGTAGAAAATTATGAACTGCTAACCGGTAAATATAGCTCTGTCATTGGTAAAAGTGGTGAAGTGACTATGACATATGATACATTAAAGTCTGCTTTAATGGCATATGATGACGTAATTAAAGGTCATGGTGAAGAATATGAGTTAATGAGTGAGGAAGAAAAAGCGAATGCTCAGGAATGTAAAAATGTTGTAATTACACAACTTGCAGAGAAAGCAATAGCTCACGAACAAAGCTATGAAAAAATGAAACAAGAATTAGGCAGTGCGTGGGATGCGATGACTGATAAAGAAAAAGAAAGTTTAGAAAAGCAGTATAATGATTTAAAGAAAGCGAAAGATACTGAAAAGGAACTTATTAATAATCAAAAAGATGCGCTTCTAAAAGTGCTGGATGATTACAACATTGATCGTAGTGACAAACAAGCTAAACAGTGGAAACAGGAATTGGAAGAAGCACAAAAAAATGGTAGTGAGCAAGGTCAAGAATATATTGATAATCTAGTTAAAGATTTAATGACTGGAAAAATTAAGACAGATCAACAAGGTGATGAAATAGGTAAAGGATTTAAATCTAACCTAGAAAAGAATATCGCATATTTTAAATCTGACGACGTTGATGCCAGATCCAAATTAGATGCGTTAAATAGATTAACTTTACAAGATAAAGTGGCATGGCTTGAATTTAAAAGTAAGACTAATGGATTTAAGCTGGTAAATGGAATTGTTGGTGGTGAAGGCATTGTCAGTATTAAAGAGTTTGCCAACGGTGGTTTCCCTGATATGGGGCAAATGTTCGTCGCTAGGGAAGCTGGTCCAGAGTTAGTAGGACGCATTGGTAAGAAAACAGCAGTTGCTAATAACGATCAAATTGTAAGTGCAGTAAGTGGTGGTGTTTACAACGCTATGCGTAGTGCTATGGCTGGTATGAGTGGTGGCGGTAAATTTGAGATTCATACAACTGTTGAAATAGATAAAAAAGCAGTTGGAAAATCAGTAGTGGACTATAACAATGGAATAGTTAAACAAACGGGTAAAAGTCCGTTGCTAATTTAAAGGAGGGATTGAAATGGACGATGTTATTAAAATTAATGGAGTAGGTTTCAACCCTTCTTCATTAGAATTTCAAGTTTATGATTTAGACGGTGAAGAAGGCTCAGGACGTAATCAAAACGGAGAAATGTTTAGAGATAGAAAAGCAGTTAAGCGAAAGGTTGTTTGTACATTTAACGGTCTTACAGATGCTATGGCTAGCAAATTACTTAAAGCAGTTGAACCAGTATTCTTTTCTTTAGAATATCCTGATCCAGTTGAAAGCAAGCGTAAAACAATAACTGCTTATGTTGGTGATAGAACTATGCCTATATTTAAATATGATGCGGTTAAAAAATGTTGGATATGGGAAACGATTAATTTAAATTTTATTGAAAGGTAGAGATAGCATGATTAATAAAGTAGAAATAGTTGATAAAGGACATGGGGAAGTATCTGTAAAAATTGATGGCGAAGAGTTTGCTGGAAAGATTAATAAGTATTCTATAGTACATTCAGTTGATGATGTTTTAAGAATGACGATTACATTTCCAGTTAAACAACTTAACATTACTTGTTTAACGGATAAAATGAAAAAATATCGAGTTTAAATCGATATTTTCTCAGGGGCTTGTTTTATAATTGGGCATTTATTGTAAATATCGCATCGTTTCCCGGTTTTTATATATGTACAATCCCCATTGCCCTTTATAGCGTATTTTTCACTCAAATCACTGGCGTCAAGATAATCAACGCTAATTTCCACATTAGTTTTACGCATAGGGCAAAAACCTTTAAACTTTATAATCAATAATTATTCACCTCGCTTTCTGCTTTTATTATAGCATTAACGACGGTGCTATAACAAAAGGAGGCAATAGCATGATTAATACAAACGAAGAATTTAATTCATCGGTCATAGCACAAGACCGTGTTATCAATGCCAAAGTTATTTTTAATGGCACAACAGAATTAATCAATGAAGTCATATCTGTTGTTTTAGACGAAATTTCTTGTAGCGAATCAACTTTAAAAATTGGTGAAATAAATACTAATAAAGCAACTGTAAAATTCAAAATGCCTGATAACAAGATCCCGTTAAAAAATAGTACAGTAAAAATTTATAGTGGTGTAAATGGTGTTTATGTATGTAAGGGTACATATTACACAGCTGAGATTGATAAATCAGACAACAGCGACTTTATAACAGTTGTAGCTTATGACAGCACATATCGTTTAAATAAAACATATATACCTGATATTGAATACCCTAATAGTTTATCGAATGTAATAAATGATATTTGTAGCCAGTGTAATATCTTGCACGATATAAAAAATATACCGGACATTATAATTGATGGATATATTGATAATATGACGTGTAAACAATTCCTAGGCTATATGATGGGCTTAATGGGGTGTAATGGAACAATAAATCCAGACGATAAATTAATCGCATATTGGTACAAGGATTGTGGTATTGAGATAACTTATGATTTGCAGTTTATGAACGGTTTCAACAGAACTACTGACGAGGACATAGTAATCAACTCGTTAACAAGCGGTGATAGTGAAAATGTACTGGTAGCTGGAAATGGATTCGGTATAACTTTCGAAAATCCGTATATGAAACAAGAAATATTAGACAGTATATTTGAGCGGATTAAAGGTTTTACATACACACCATGTACTGTAGAGTGGCGAGGTAACCCAGCTTTAGAAATAACTGATATTGTTAAAGTTGAAGATAAAAATGGTGTTTTACATAATGTACTGCTAAGTGAACATACAATAGTGCTTACGGGCATGAAATCGAACATAACTTGTAAAGGTGAAACTGAAATAGATACAGTTATGAATCAGTCACCTACAGACATTAAACTAAATAAGCTGTATGCCACATTAACAAATGCTTTTAAAAATACTACTGATAAAATTTTAGGCAATCAGGGCGGTTATTACAGAATTGATATGAACGACGAAGGTTTTCCTTCAGGATGGACTATCATGAATACTCCTGAATTAAGGGATGATACACATTTGTGGAGATTTACAGCCGGTGGTCTAGGCTATTCTGAAGATGGTGGAAAGACATTTAAAAATTTAGCCTTTGACCTTGATGGTAATTTCAATGCAAATGTTATTACAACTGGTATATTGCAAGGTGAAATGTTTGAACTTGATTTACAGACGGGTGTTATTAAGATTGGGAAACGTGATTCAGAGGGTGAAATAAGCAATCCTAGCTTTTATCTAAACGAAAAAGGCGAGTTAACAATAAAAGCCTTTGAAGAAATAAAAGAGGAGCTACAAGCTAAAAAATACCTCGTGAGTATTGAAAATACCGGTACTACATTAAATGAACCTAGTGATTTAATAACTTTAGACGCTAAGGTATATGATGGCAATAATGATGAAACAAACAACATAAGCAGTATTAGTTTTAACTGGTACAGAGTATCGAGTGATAGCGAAAGCGATAAAACTTGGAATAACAGTCACAAAGGGAAACGTTCGATAATATTAACACCTGACGATGTAAATGTTAACGGCAGTTTCTATTGTGAAATAACATTACCGATTGGTACTAGAAAAACACTGTCTATAAGCATAACTGATAATAATGATATTGCTAACTTGGGTAATAGTTTTCTTGATGTTACCGGTTCACAGTTAGTACAGATTTTAAATACTGACGGAACT